ACGTGAGGTGCCGGGTGGCGGGGGACACGTCCGCGCCAATAGGGATCGAGCCCGTGGTGGCCGAGGACATGACGATGCCCGTGCCGGCCGTGCCGGTCAGGGTCATGGCGCCGCCCGTGCCGGCCTGCGACAGACACTCGTGCCAGCGGCCAGCCGCCGAGGTGGCCGAGGTCTGGATGGTGCGGTTCGCCGTGATGCCGGCCCGCTGGCCGGACGTGATGGCGTTGATGTAGGCGTCGTAGGTGGCAAAACCCATGTCAGTCCTCTTGCACCGTGATCGCGTTGATCGCGAAGCGCGGGGCGATGTTTGTGCTGATCGCCAGCGAGGACGACAGCGCGCCCTTGTACAGAATCTTCGACGTGCTTGAGGACGCCACGCCGATGCTCGCGTGGGTCGCCGTCTCGGACCCGCTGGTGCAGGTCGGGAACAGCACCTCGGCGGTGTTTTGCGCCTGATTGTTCGACACCGTGAAGCCACCGGCATTGCGGTTGACCGCCACCCGCGCATAGCCGCCGTGGGCGCACTCGTTCGTGGTCTGATCGCCCGCCTCGCCGGGGTCGGCGGTGTGCAGCGCGACGTAATACGTCGTGCCGTACCCCGACAGCGCCGTGTTGTTGAACATGAACAACAACAGCTCGTTCTCGAAAGTGTTTGACTTGCTCACTACCAGCCTCCCGGCATATAGGTGTTGCCGCCGGCGCCCGCAGGGGCTGCCCACGTTCCGTCAGCGCGCAGAAAGTTAGTCGTGCCGCCTCCGGATGCAGGGGTGAGGCCGGCGTTACTGGACGACACCAGCGGCAAGGTCACGTCAGCGCCCGTCGAGGACGTAAGCACCCGCGTCGAGGCGGTGTAGCCAAGGTCCGTGGCCCCACCGCCGCCGGCCTTGGCCTTGCGCAGCGCAAACTGGATCAGCGCCGTACTCACCCGGCCGCCATCCCTGCCGCACCAGCGGTCGCCACGGCGGTCGTGATCTGCGCCTGCTTGGCCTCCTCAACGGCCTTCGCGGCGTCCGCCTCAAGCTGCGTGACCTGGGCATTCGCCCCACGCGCCTCCAATTCCTGCTGCGCCTGCGCCACGGCCTGCATCTCGGGGGAATCGCCACCCGAGAGCTTTTCCTTGAGCGCCTTCTTGTTCCGCAGGTTGCTGGCTTCGAGGTACACGTCTTGCGGGAAGATCACCCCCGCCTGTGCCAGCGTCACCAGTTCCGCAAACTGCTCCTGCTGAAGCACGGTCACGTCCGGCATCTCGTCCAGCACGATATCTACGTCCAGTTTCGTCACGTCGTTGCGCTTCGCCATGACCTTGGTGGGCGTCAGGCGGGCCATCTCGGCCAACTGCGGCAGGACCGGCATACCGTTCTGCTGCGCGATCTGCACAAGCTCTTGGGCCGTGATGCCCTTGTTCAGCGCGACGAACTTGGGCGCGCCCTCGTCGTCGCGAATCCGCACCCACGTCTCGTCGGTCCAGAACTGCTTGATGCGGTGCCAGACCTTGCGATAGGCCGTCTTCTGGAAGTGCCGCAGCTTGTCGAACAGCCGGCCCACCTCCAGGGCATCGGACTGCCGGTCCAACTGCTTGGCGCGGCCAGACTGCGAACTGCTGGTGTTCGTCGGGGCCTTCGGGCCGGTGATCGACAGGGCCTCCGTCGCCTGCTGCAACAGCGCGGCGTGACCGGCCGACAGGTCAAGGTTCTGGTTAATCGCCAGTTCCATGCCCGGCGCCTTCTCGATCACATAGTCCGGCTTTGCGATCTCGGCGCGCAGCTTCTGCACGTCGGCAACAGCCCCGTCGTCAAGCACCACCCCGCGAGTGTTCAGCAGGTGCAGCGACTTGCTGCGGCGGTGGTTGATCTCGTCCTGGAGGCTCTCAAACCGCCGGACAACGCCGTAGCGCCGGTTTTCCTTGTCCACGAACGCCGACACCCACGCATAGGGGTGTTCCGGCTCGCCGTCCTCGTCCAGGTACGGGCTCGGCTTCGGCTCCTCCAAGAACCCGTCCTTGACGAACACACAGCGCAGCCACTGGCCCTTGTGCCGGTAATACTGCTCGATCACCCGCACGCGCTTGCGGTGGTGGTCGAAGTGCGGCACCTCCTGCGGGCGGTCGTCGTCAGACTCGGCCATTCCCCCCGAGGAGAACCGCGACGAGGCTAGATCCCACAGATCCTCCTTGTCGCCCCACTTCGCCCGGGCGTCGTCAATGTCCATCCACGCGAACGTGCCGAGGAAGCGCGCATCGCCAAAGTCCGCCTCGGAACTGTAGGGATCCCAGTAGCACCGCTCCCAGCGGTTGCGGCGGATCACCACGTCCATGCCGTCGCCGGCCTTCTTGACGATGATCTCGGCGCCGCCCATGCCCTCGATGAACACGTTTTCGGCCACGTCCGACCGGATCTTGGGAAAGTCCTGGTCGTCGCCCACATACCGCAGGGCGTCCGTGATGGCCTCGGCGTCCTGCTCGTGGGCGGGGGTTCTCGGGTATGCCTTCGGGTCCGTCCGCGACGCGACCTCAAGGCCCACCATATAGTCGATCTTGTCTTTGATCTTGTTATCGACAATCGGCGCCTGCTTGCGCTTCCGCAGGGTCGAGATTTCCTCGTCCGTCCACTGGTAGCCGTCGTAGTAATCCCGCGCCCGCAGGGATTCCTCCCGTGCGGTAATCGTGGCATCCCACCACGCGTCGAAGTTCGCGACGACGCGGGAGAGGATGTCGTCGGTTTTCGCTACGTCCGCCAAGAGTCGCCCTCGGTATCCTCAAACGCCCGGTCCCAGCGGTCCCGCTGCACCTTGGGCTTTGCCACAACCCCCAACGCGGGGTGCGCCTGGTCAATCGCCCGCGCCATCAGTCCGCACATATCCACGGCGTCGTCGTATTTCGCGGCGGGGAATCCCAGAAACTGGGCCAGTAAGCGATCCCCGTAGTCGTTTGCCGGCAAACCCACGCGACCCATACTCGCCATCGCTCTCAAGCTGGAAGCCCGCGCTACCTTGTCCCCAATGGTCGGCAGCCAGTCCACCAAGCCCCCGGGAATCCTCCGCTCCCGGCGTATCCGCGTGATCAGGCCCTCCGAGGCTCTCCTCGGCATTCCCGCCTCGCCGAACTCGGCCAAGGGGCGGTGCCGGGCCACGAGGGCCATGTACTGCTCGACCCACTGGACTTGATCCTGCTGGCCGTACCAACCGTCGATGCCGAGATACAGCCGCGTCTCGCCCCGTTCGGTGGCGACGCCGTGAATCCCTAGCTCCGTGAAGTCCCCGCCGCCCTCGGTGAAGGCGAAGTCCGACGTGAGGTATTTCTTCACCGCCGGCACTTCGTCCAGCCGGTAGCGCCAGAACCACTCGCGCTTGAAGAACGTGCCCTCCTCGGGCATCGGCTGCTGCATATACAGCGCCGACCACTTCAGCGGGTCGGTGTTGGCCTTGATGCGCTCCAGGGCGGCCCTGTCGTAACGCTCGGGCCACGGGGGGTCGTCCAGGTCGGCCGGTAGCTCAACCACGTCCCAGCGGTCGCCTCCGGCAGCCTGCTGGCCCAATAGGCGGCCTACGAGGTCGTCCTCGTGCATCCGGTGTTGAATGACGATGATTCGCCCACCCGGACGGACGCGGTTGTAGAGGGTGCCCTTGTACCAGTCCCACGCCCGGTCACGGGCTAGCTGGCTCTGGCCGTCCTCCCACGTCGCGAACGGGTCGTCGATGATCGCCAGTTCACCGCCGCGACCCATCAGGGCGCCGCCGATGCCCACGGCGTAGTACCCGCCACCCGCTGCCGTGTTCCACCGGCCCTTGGCCTGCGAGTCCTCGGCGAGCTTCGTCTCGGGGAACAGCCGCCGGTACTCCGGCGAGGCGATGCAGTTCCGCACGTCCCGCCCGAATTCCTCGGCAAGCTGCGCGGTGGCGCTCGCCGAAATCACGTCCATCTGCGGGTTATGACCCAGCAGGAAGGCCGGGAACCGCCGGCTGGCAACGGTTGATTTTCCGTGCTGCGGCGGGACCAGGAGCATGAGGCGGTCGCTTTCCCGCCTGACCACCCGGTCCAGTTGGTCGCAGATCGCCCGATGTACCTTTCCGGCCCGCCAGTTCGGCGTGACGTACTCAGTGAACGGCAGCAGGCTCTCCGTCGCCGTCTGCCGCCTCAGTAGCTCCCGCGCCGCCGCCTGCGGCGATACGGAGGAGTTCCTCGCGGCTGAGTTCCGTGGCATCTCTCACCGTCATGTCGGCCGTCATCTCGACCGACTGCAAATCGGGCATGGCTTTCTTCAGGAGGATTTCAGCGGCCCGGATTTGGGTCGCCGTAAGGTCGCGCCGGCCCCGCAGGTGCTTCACCAGTTCCTCGAGGATCAGGGACACCGGGATGCCCTCACGGGCGCGGGCAGCGGCAAGCTGGCGGCGGGTGACGCTCATACCAGCCCGTACAGGTTCTCGACGCGGTAAACGTGCTGCGTCGTCTGCTGGGTCGCGAGCCCCTCGTCCGTCAGGACGACCAGGCTCCGGTCCTCGTAAGCGTTGGTGTCGTCGCGGATGGCGTTCTCGGCCGCCGTGATCGGGATTGTCGTCACGGCGGTCGGCGTCAGGGTCGTCCACGCCTTGATCGGTTGCAGCGTCGTCAGGCAGTCCAGACGGTACTTCAGCGTCGTCGGGGTGACGATGGAACCATCATCTCCCCGGACGGCGGCGGAAATCTCGACGGCGGTTTTTTCCTTGACGATCTGCATTGGCTGAACGCACACGCTTGCACGCTAGTCCACCCTAGCAAAATCCTCATACCCCGATTGGGAACTTTGGGAACTTTGGGAATTGTCCCCGTCGTCAATGCGGGCGGCGAGGTATCCGTGCGACTGATCGATCAGGCGGTACAGAGTGGACTTGGTGACGCCCAGGGCGTTGGCCTTGGCTTCGTAGGGCAGGGAACTGCGGTACATGACCGCTACGACGTTCCGGTGCTGCTCGGGCAGGCTCAGGAAAGCCCGGTGGAACGCCGCAATGGCACGGGGCATGAGCTTTACGGGCACACGGGCAAGCTGCTGCTTGATCGCGGCCCCGACGCTGCCCTCCTCCCGAATCCGGGCCATCAGGGAGGCTTTGGGCCACCCGGTATCCTCACGGGCGAACCACCGCCCCCACTCCTTGCCGCGCAGGTGTACCCACTGGATCACAGTTGCAGCACCGCGCCGTCGCCCATGTCGAGGACGTAGCGCATATCCGTGGGGTCGAGGGCCAGCACCTGGGCTGGGGTGTCGAAGGTCGAGGTGGGCCAGAGTCGCAGGATGTAGCGAATCACACGTTCCATGTGGAACCCTCCGGGTTGCGTAAAACGATTATGCCGCGTTCGCGGTAGACGAGTTGCTGTTCACCCATTGCCTTGCACATCAGTTCGTGATCGCGGCGGCCTTCGGCGTGGAAATACCGGTGACAGCTATCGCAGACCTCCACGCCCCACGGCCAGTCGTCTGGCTTGCGCCCCATCCCGTGATTACCGCGCAACTGGATGTGATGCAGAACCGTGGTTCCGTCCTGGCGTCCGCAAAGGACGCAGGATCGGCCGTTAGCCAGCTTGCGGAGATCCATCGCCCGACTTCAGCAGCGCCACGGCCACCGTATCCCGGGGCAGGATCGCCGGCACCTCGCGGTCGCTCAGGTCGATGGTGATGCGCCAGCCGCCGTCGGCCAGCGTGGTCAGCTTCCAGACGGTGCCTTGGTAAACAATTTCGCCGTTCATTCGTCGTCCTCGTGCATTGCGTTGACTACCTGATCCACGACAAACCGTTCCGCGAGGGCCAGGAACAGCAGGATTCGCCCGCATTCCGGCATGGTCACCCCCACGCACAGGTTGCCGTCCACGTCTTTGCCGACTACTACCGCGTCAGCGAGATTCCACTCCCGCGCCTTGCGCAGCAGCACCTCGGGGTCGATCCGGTCGGTGCCCGGCAGGATGTGCAGGTCACCCACGCGTCACCGCCCACGCCATGGCGGCCAGCCATAGCAGAATTGCGATACTGGCGATGGCGCACATCAGCGGGTGTGCCACGCCCAAGCGGCTATGCACAGGCTCACGACGGTGATGCCCAGTAGCACCATGTCCCCGGCGCTCATGGCGCGCTCGGCACGTCAGTCCCGAGAACGTCGGCAATGGCCTGCTCGTGGGTCATGCCACGCTGCCGGCGCTTGCGGTAGGACGTGTGGTTGATGCCCAGTTT